TGCCGATACCAACCTCAAAGTTGGTGCCATCACTACATCCATAATAGGTGGTGTTACTGTTACCCACGCTACCAAAAGACTCAAACCCAGTCATTGCCCCGGCTAATGTATATGTGCCAGTTCCTGTGGTTGTAGTCGTTTCTTTTACACGATCTCTAAGAACAAGTGCCATGTTACTTCAATTCTATTGAAAAGTTACCTGCATTGATACGGAAGATATCACCTGTTGCGATTGTCTTGTTAGCATCCAAAGCACCTACAAACAGTATATTACCGCTTGAAGAGGCATCTGCTACGAAGGCGTGTGTGATCGTGTTGCTGGTTCCGCTAGACGCTGGAAACTCAATATTAGCTGAGTTAGTAGCTGTCTGAGCATCCGTGCTAACGGCTGGAACTGTCCAAGCTGATGCAGCTACCTGTTGTCTGGCATAGTTTCCAAAGGTAGCCTCTGTCACACTGCCACCCTCTGCACTGCTGACAGCGGTGGCAAGGCCAACATAAATGTTGTCGCCGGGGCTAGCAAAGCTTTCCGTGTTATTTTTAAACAAGAACTGCAATATTTCATGTTCAAGATAGGTGGTTGCTGCGTTTGATGTTGCCATTGTTTACTCCTTATGTACGCTGCCTACGAGGCAGTCCCTGTCTATATGCATCGTCATTTTCCCTTGCTTCTGCAAGATCTTTTAGTCGATCAAAGCTTTCAGTGTATCGACTTTGACACATGGCAATCATATCCTGTTCACCCTTCATGTAAATATATGCCTCTATTAAAGAGCCATAAAGAAGGGCGTTAGGAGCGTTTTCACTGAGCCATGTATAACTTGATTCAGACCCCGCAGTTATGCTTGTTGGTCTATAAAAATAATGTAGCTCAACCGTATAATTTGAATTAGGGGTAGGGCCAACTATGAAATTGCCAGTAACATTCCCACTTGTGTCTGTTTTATCATCAAAGGTTGCATAGTATTTTGGAACGCCTGTTGATGTTCTGTTTGGATACGCCTCTCTTATAAAGTTTACGTCTTTCTCCAACAAAAATGCCTCAGATCCTGACGTAGTTATAAATAGAGAAAATGGTGCTAAAAAATCTGTTGGCATAGATATGTATTCATCACCAGACGAAAGGGATGATGTTGCGTTTTTTCTAAAATTATCTAAATCAACACTTTTTAGTATTCTCTCTTCTGCCAATCTAATAAAGACAGGCAGATTTGTTACGAAATTAGTCTCTGTATATTCCGTAAAATCTTGTATTGCTGTCTTTAGTTGTGCGTATGTGAATGACATTTGCTTCTCTTATGCTAATGGCGTAACAGGGCCAGCGCTTGCTAAAGAGCCGCCCCCACTCGTGTTGCCTGTAATTGCCGTATCACTAACAGTGAATGTGTAAGTATCCGAATCTACTTTTGTTATTGAGTAACCAGACGCGCTTTCAACTACAGACTTTGTTATACCATCAAAGTTGTCCACACCTCTAAATCTTACTGTATCAGAGTTGCTTCTTCCATGATTTATCTCTTTTACGGTTATTACGCTAGACCCCGATGAACCAGTTGTAAATGGGTCTCCGCCTAACAAAGAAATTGACTCAGGCTCCTGTCTGTCTGGCCTTGGGTTTAGAAGAGATTGTGGATCATCTATCCTAACCCTGCCAAGAAAATTTTGTGGCTGATCAGGATCGACCACATCATAACCTACACGAAAACCGTTTTTAACACCGTTTTCATACTCATCAACAAGTTGATCTAACCGATATCTAAACCCGGTTTTGTCACAAATGCCGAAAGCGTATTTTCCACTAGCATTAGCCATCTTTTGTACCCGCGTACAAATTATCAAAAATCTGTGTTGTATCTAAAGTATAGTCTAAATCTGATTTAGAGTAGTGTAAATACTGAGACGGCAGGAAGTCTGGTGGCCCTTCACCAGTTTCAAACCATGCTGGATGAGTTACCCTGACCCTATTATTTGGTAGAGCGACTATGTTTCCTGTCCATTTCCCAGCATCTAAAAGTTCTAATACATGACTTTGCTTATGCTGGGCTGGATCATCTGCTATCTCACTATCTGTGTAATCAACAGTAAAATAGTATTTTGCTGGGTAAAACTCTCCATCTACTTTTGCCATCCAAGGACATGGTGTGGCTCTGTCAAGAACATAGACCGCGTGAGTTCTAGCAGAACAATCCCATGGTTGAGCAGCGTGTACAGGCATTGGCTCGGGCCAATCCTCAAACAATGTATCGCCTGTTAGAGCGGTTATTGGCATTCTAGCCCACATAGCACCGCCATGAACATTTGGGCTATCATCATCATCAGCTTCGCATCCAGTAAATATAATTTGAAAGCTAAGACAACGGTTTGGAATTGTAGTCACCGCAATAGCCATGGCGTGAAGAAACTCACCATGATACTTATCATGATTGTGAGTATACTCACGCCTGACCCAACATTTAAAATGCGGAATATTGCTTTGTAAATATGGCATTATCCGGCTCTACCAAACCTTTTACCGCGTGTTGCTGCACCAGTTCCTCGCGCAACTCCACCCATAGCCATTCCTTTGGACTTCATTGCACCACCTTTTTTCATGCCCTTTTTCTTCATGGCTCCGCCACCAGCCATTTTACCGGGCTTATTCCCCTTTAATTTATTCAAAGTTCGCGCAAAGAAACCCGGCTTTGATTTGGGAGTAGCTATCTTTCTTTTGTTCTTTGGTGCAGCTTTCTTAGCCGCATCACGGCGAGCGCGGGCTTTTTCTAAAGCTGCTTTTGAACCATCTTTAGAAGCCTTTACGTCTGCTGCTTTTTTCTTGTTTGCTGTAGTAGGAGAACCGCCCATAGTTACTTGCGCCCGCATACCACTTGTGGCTGCTCTTTGTTTGCCACGATCTTTGTTTTTAACATTCATCATATTCATTTGGGTCTTTGACATGCCAGCATATGGGTTGCCAGACTTGCCGCCCTTTCCTGCTGCCGCACCCGGAATCTTGATAGATTGACCAACACGAATCATGTTAGCGTTCTTAATGCCGGGGTTTGCTGCAAGAAGCGACTTCAAGGTCATTCCTTTAGACTTAGCAATCTGAGACAGAGTATCACCAGACTTGACCTTTACAGATCCGCCCTTGGCATATCCCTTCTTCATCATGCCGCCTTTTTTCATACCCTTTTTCTTCATAGAGCCACCCATAGCGTAGCCCTTCTTCTTCATCATACCGCCGCCCTTCATCTTGCCTTTGCCATCCGCAGCAAAGAACGGGACTTTCTTACCATCCTTTTCGACCATCTTGAGCTTGCCGCCTGCGGCCATGCCCTTCTTTTTCATTGCACCGCCTTTGCGGTAACCTTTTTTCTTCATAGCCATTTTAGCCTCCTGCGTAGAATGTGTTGTATGGCACAAACTTTATAGATGATGAGTCTGTATCTTCGTTTGCTGCTAGCTCAAACTGAAACTCATACTCTTGTTTAAGCGGTGCCACACGGCCCGCCACTTCAGGCTTCTTCATCGCAATGTAGTAAGCCAATCCAGCCGCAAGACAAGGCACAAACCTTGGCGGCATATCTGCTGAAGTTCCGATACCAGAAGAAACTCCTGATATACCCTTCAACCTATAATAAAAAAGTGTGTATGTGCTAAGATCAGGAATAGGCCATAAAGTGGTTGTAACTGATGTTGCCTGCCTATCTATATAAATCTGTGTTGGTCTGCCCTGAGTGTTTTTAGAGCTTTGCTTTGCATAAGTTGAAACACTTATACGAGTTAAATTTGTATCTATCTGGCTTGTACCAGTACCTGTCCTGATCTGATGCTCTATCAGATCTATCGTATCAGTAGGCATTGTGTACGTTTCTGTGCCAGCCGTAAGGGCTTGCGTTCCAGACTCTATCGTCCACAGGTTCAAGCCTCTGTTTTGCCACTCTAACGTGAGCAAGTTTAGACTTCTTCTGGCTGTTTTAAGATCGTAACCAGTAGTCATTTGAAGGCCAGCCCTCTCAAAAGCCTCTTCAAATATTTCAGGAAGATCTGGCGTTACTACTGACATTACTTAACCTTTCTGTGTCCTCTGGTTTTTGCAGCGATTTTCTTGGGCTGCTTGGAAAACTGTTTACCGGACTTAGTAGCTTTCCTTTTGGCTCTTGTGGTTGCAGCATACTCTTTCGCCGATAGCGACTTAATAGCTGAAGACGGTAGATATCTTTCCCCGGTTGCTTTTGAACCCTGCGTGGACGGCTTACCACTTTTAGTTCTCCATTTTTGTTTTGTCCAAGACTTTAAACTTTTTTGAGATTTCTTTAGAGCCATTAATCAAGCGCTCCTTTTATGCTTTCCATAGTTTCCTTCAGAGACGCCCCCGATGGATTTGGGTTGTACTTACAAGCATACTGCCGTTGACAGCCAAGATAAAGCTCTGTTGTATGACTTTCCTGTGTATTGTTAGCGCCTTGATAAAAACACATTATCTGTGTGTTTGATAGCTTTTCCATAGCCGCTAGTCTGCATGTAGTCATCTTTGGATCAGACGCATATGCTTTAAACGCGACCAGCGCAATCAACCCAAACGCAACAACGCCCATAATTAGATAGAACAACATGCTTAGACCATCAAAAATCTCTTTGCGCTGCGCGGCTTTCTCTATAGCCGCTTGTTTGACGCGCTCTTTTTGTGCCTGTATGCGTCTGGCTCGCTCTTCAACTATAGACTTCCATGTGCCACTACCAAACCTAAGATCAACAAGCATAGATACTTCATATAGTTTTTCTTGCGCCAGCTTTGCGTCAATCATTTCTGAAGCTACAGAGCCAATGCCATCCATAGCACCGACACCAGATTTTTTGTTACGCTCTCTGTTTACTTGTGCCTG